GATCTAAGTAAAAATAACCACCTGCATAACCAGAACCTGTAAAGTTTACTGTATTACTATCACCATCGACATCAACATAAGAAGTACCACCATCATAATTTATATCAAAATCAAATTGGTTTCCATCTCCTTGTATAATCCAATCTAAATCAAGAGTTGCTGCTAAAGCACTTGTTCCATGATCTAAAGTAAAGGTGTTTGTGCTGCCTGTAACATCAACATTATAATTTGAACTATCAATACCATAAGTATTAGTAGGATCTCCTTGAATAGTAAAAGTATTACTATCGCCATCAAATTCAAAAAAACCTGTTACAGAATCTCCTAATATATCACCAAGAAATTTGTTTGTATCACCTATTTGGTTTATATCTAACGTCATAGTAATACCATCTAAATCTAGTGCAGTTAGCGTACCTGCAACTGAATTTAGACCACCAATAATATTACCTGAACCAATTTGTTCTAAATCTATATTAGCAGTAGCACCACTTTGATCTACATATATTTCGTTATCAGCCCCGTATGTTGTCAACGCAGTCAGCATCACAATCAGGCTTATCAATTTTAATTGAGTCATTCTTTTTCTCCCAAAAACCTTTATCATAACCTATTTTTACTATTTGCAAAACTGCTTCTTCTACAGCTTTTTGTAAAGCTAAAGTTGTAGGCTCGTTTTCTGCATCTCCTGTTTCTATTTCTACAAGTTCTGTACCTGCTTCAATAAACCTAAAAACATCTTGTGATTGTCCATAACTATAAATTTGTTTATTCACCAAAACATCAATTAATACTTCTCCTGTAGCTATAGAAACCATACGCAAGGCAACTGTTATATTGTCTATACGGTATTGTTTACTACTGCCAATTCCTAAATATCTAGCACCAATACCACCACTTTTAATATTTGTGTCATACCCAATTACTGCACCTTCCATAAGCACACCTGCAAACAATAAAGGCATAATAGGTTTAGGTCCATCTGTTGCTTCGTTTTGTTCCCTAGCTGATCTTATAAGTTGTCTTTCTTTGGTAAGATTGTCCAGTCCAACTCTTTCAGCTACTCTAAAAAATTTACCATCTGCGGTATGTTTTAGAGTTCTAATTAATAAATGACTTGGAGCTTGCGTTAGTGCTGTACTAAACAAAGCAAATTCACTATTACTTTTTCTTTGTCCTGTTTGATCTGTAAAACTATTAGGATATACCGCAACAACAATAGGTATTTTAGGTTGTGCTACATTTAATAATTCTTCAGATTGTATTTGTAAAATACTAGGTAAAGTTTTACCTTGTTGTAAATTAGTATCTACAGGAGCTAAACTACAACTAGAAAGAAAAATCGCCAATAGGCAACTGAATTTCTGTAACATTTCCGTTTTCATCCGTAATAATTAAAGTAATAAGGCCATCTTTAATACTATATTGAATGGTATTACCCTCTAATGTTAAAGTACCTTCTGTGCTTGGCGTTTCTCCAAATAAATTTTCTACAAGTTGTCTTGATAGTTGTGCGTAAATTCTTGATTCTAAATTACGAATAAATCTAGCTAACGTGGTATTTTCTTTATCTCTCTCTAACTGTTCTTGTATAGCTTTTATTTCTTCTTTGATAGACATTTTACGATTAAATTCTTGATTCTCTATCGTTAAATAGTGTGAACTTGTACCAATACCACTAAATGATGGATTTTTAAATTTGTGAGTTATAGTGTCAGCAGTTAAATTTATACATAAAATAGCTACAAACATAATAGCTCCTATATAAAAAGCCCATATAGCTATTCTAGTTTTTTCTAATTCATGTTGATCAATCTTTCCTTTGGTCATCTCTATCCGCCTTAGCAATTTTGTTGCTATCTATTAACTGTGGCACACCTAGTATAGTCTTGATAAGTGTATCTTGCCTAATAATTTCGTTGTCTAAACTGCGGATTCTGTCTATCAATGCTACCAAAATACCGTGTTGTGAATCAAGTTTTGTACCAAGTCGTTCTTCAATCGCTTGTATTTGACCAGCTACTTTTTCATCAACTACATCTAATTTTTGCTCCATGCCATCTACAATACGCATGATAAGCTTATAAATAAACCAACCAAGACCAAGTGCGGCTGCAATAGGAAATCCAACTTCTTGAATTAAAGTAACGGCTGATTCCATTAATAATCACCCCAAACTTTAGTCTTAGTTCCTCCGTGATATTCTACTGCATGACCTTCATCTACAAGCATTTTACAGATGTCTTTGCCATCTTCTGTGTATGGTATACCTAATATACGACCATACTTACCTTTACCTAAAGATTTAACTTTTATACTGCCGCAACAAAGTTCTTTTAGTCTTGCTTTTGCAACAAGACCAAGTTTCTTTTCAGCAAGATCTCTAGTTCTACTTTCTGGTGTATCTATGCCTGCAAGCCTAACACGTTGTTTATGTAGCTTTACATCAAATCCAAGATCAAGACAGCAATCAAATGTATCGCCATCTACGATTCTTTCTAATGTAGCGTTATAAACAAACGCATCAGGTGATTTAGCCATTATTTTTTAGATTTTTTAACTCTTTTAGTAGTCCAGGCTTCGTTTACATCAGGTGTTGATTTATCATCAGCTACAAACTTACCTTTTTTAGTTCTAGCTCTTACTTTGACTTCTTCAGTACCAGTAAGATTATTCCAAAATCTTTTTAAAAAACTCATATTACTTATCCTTAGCTTTTAAAACATTTAAAGCACACCAATCAATTACTTTGTAAAGTTTTGATAACCACCAATTACCTTGAGGTGTTGGTGTAATAGCAGCAACAAATGATGCTATTGCTATTATTGTGCAGATCCATGTAAATATATTAATTATTGTCATTATTACTCTCCTCTTTTATTTTACCAGTTTGTTCTTTCATGCTTTCTGCCATAGCTTGTTTATACATATTTAAACTAGGCATAAGTTCATCAATTTCAAAATGATGTTGTGATATTTTAGTTGTCAAGCTTTGTATATGAGCTTGCAGATTTTTTTGTTCAGGCGTAAATTCTACCTCAACAGTTTCTTTAGTTTTGGCTTTTGCCATTATTGCACCTCCTTAGGTGTTGGTTGCACATCCCAACAGTTTAAGTTGGATGCGATGGTTCGTCTTTCTCCTTCACCTTTGAAGGGATAGACCATATGTTGTAACCAAGAAGGGAAAAGTAATAACTTTCCTACTTCTGGAGTCATAACAAATGATTGAGCTGGTTTTAATCTATCGCCGTCTATAACTGATACTTGTCCGTATTGAAATGTTATACAGCCGTCTGAATGTCCACTTTCATTGTATAGCGAATACGTTGGTGTGTTAGCTGTAGCTTTTGCACCTATTTGTGGCGGTACTTTAGTCCAAGCTGTAGTAGATATACCCATTATAGTTTTAGTGCCGTGATCGTGTATTGGGTTGTAGTCACCATCGTAACTATGTACTGACCAAGTTTCGTCTATTTGAACTTGTTTAGGACCTTTAAGACTATTACCCGAAGCAGCAAAATGATTAATATATTCAACACCAAGGTTGCAGATAAAATTATTATAGTCGACCATTCTTTTATCATTGTGATCTAACAGTAACTGCTCTCCTTTATCTATTTGTCCTACTAAAGTTTTTGCTAAGGATTCTTTATTTTTATCTTCCCTATACTCATCCATATAATCATTAACATCATCAATCATCTGCTGTGGCATTTGTGTTTCTAATACATATACCGCAGGCATATTGTGCATAGTAAATTTGTGACCTCTCTCCTGATCATTCATGCTTAACTAGGTACGCTAAATGCTTGATCTGGTGTGCTTAATGTAGGTGGATTAGTTATAACACTATCTACTTGACTAGCAAAAACTACATCCCAATGTGATATAGGACATATAGCTACTAAGTTAGCGTTAGTCCAGCTACTTTTAGCTTTTAATGTAAAGTTAGCATTACCATCTTTATCTAATTGGGTGACTTTAATATTAAAATTAGAAGTATAGTAAGTGCTATCGCCTTCACTGTCATTTTCATATTTCATTTCTATATCCCACTCATCAACTTTATTAGATGAGTTTATATAGGGTACACATTTAGTTATTGCTTTTGTTACTGCCATTTTATTCTCCTTCGTTTAATTTAGTTTTTAATTCTTCTACTTGCATAGAAAGTTCTTGTATTGCTTTTACTAACACAGGCACAAGTTTTTCATACTTCATACTATATTGTTTACCGTCTTCTGATAAATTTATAGTTAAGTTAGTTTTATTATCTTTATCATAACCTGCTGCTTTTTCTAATATTTCAACATCTTGTGCTTTAAACCCTATATCTAACCAATTTTCTTTATGAGTTCCATCATGTGTAATAGTATCTAAATCTGTATCTGGGTTTGTATCCCAATCAACATAATTAATCCTTTTATCCCATTTATAAGTATAGGGCTTCATTTGTTTTACAAAATCTAGCCCTAAGTCTAAATTTGTAAAATCAGTTTTATCTCTTTCATCTGATGCAACTGATAATGCGACCTGACAATTTAACTGATCAATACTTGAATTACCTAAAACGACTTTATTACTTGCACTTGTTATTTGACCGCCAGGCATACCAGATTTACCTGCTTCTTTACCTAGTAATAAATTATTAGAACCAGTTGTAAGATTAGCTCCTGCATTTGTTCCTATACAAGTACATTCAGATGAAGTTGTAGCATCTTCCATAGCATCAACACCCAATGCTGTGTTATTACTTGCAGTAGTAATATTTTGTCCTGTTCTTGGACCTATAAGTGTATTAGTGCTTCCAGTTGTTAGATCTGTTCCTGCTTGGTAGCCCATTATTATATTATTAGAACCTGTAGTAATAGCATCTCCTGCATAATTACCAACTATTGTATTATCAGCACCTGTAGTTATTGCGGCTCCTGCAAATACGCCTATTCCTACATTATCATCGCCTGTTGTAACTGTATCAAGAGCACCATAGCCAACTGCTACTCCTCTAGCTGCTGTAGTGCTAGAAGTTAGGGCAGCACTTCCAACAGCAGTATTATATCCACCAGTTGTTGTTGCATCTAGTGCGTTTCTACCTACTGCGGTGTTATGTATAGCTGTTGTATTTGCTGTTAATGCATCAAAACCAACAGCTGTATTTGAATGACCTGTGGTGTTTGCTCTTAATGTTTCAGAGCCAACTGCCGTATTATTAGAAGCTGTAGTATTAGCCTGTAGTGCTGTATATCCTACAGCAACATTAGAAGCACCAGTTGTATTGGCAGCCATGGCATCTCTGCCTATAGATGTATTTTCATCTGCTGTTGTGTTTTGAGGTAAAGAATTGTAACCAACAGCAACATTGTTTGTTCCTGTTGTATTTAAAGCCATCGCTGTATGTCCAAAAGCTGTATTATTGTTTGCTGTGGTATTAGCAGTCATCGCTTCAAAACCAACAGCTGTATTTCTAATACCTGTGGTATTTGCGTCAAGAGATGCACCACCAACTGCTACATTTTGATCGCCTGTGGTGTTTGATAATAAAGCATCTTTACCTACGGCTGTGTTATTTGAAGCTGTAGTATTTGCTGCTAATGCTGCTGCACCAAATGCTGTGTTATTACTTGCTGTTGTATTCGCTTCTAATGCAGCATAACCAACACCTACATTACTACCACCTGTTGTATTTGCTACTAATGTATTATGACCAACACCCACGTTTGATGCTCCAGTAGTATTTGCTACTAAAGAACTTGTACCTACTCCTGTATTACTAGCACCTGTTGTGTTTGCTTTTAAAGCATCTTTACCTACTGCTGTGTTGTCACTAGCTGTAGTGTTTTGTTGTAATGAATCGGTGCCAACAGCTACGTTTGATGCTCCTGTTGTATTTGAACCAAGAGCAGATGTTCCAACGGCTGTATTGTTTGAAGCAGTCGTATTAGCATCTAGTGCTTGACCACCAACTGCTGTGTTTGAAGCACCTGTGGTATTAACTAATAAAGCATTTCTACCTATAGCTGTGTTAAAAGTTGCTGTGGTATTAGCTCCTAATGCTCCAGCTCCTACTGCTGTGTTGTAACCACCTGTGGTGTTAGCATCCATAGCTTGACTACCAACTGCTGTATTTTCTACACCACTTGTTAAATCATCAAATACTTCAAAACCTAAACCTGTGTTATCAGAAGCAGAAGATAAAGTGCCTGTACCTGCATCATTACTGATAAGTAAACTTTGTGAAAAGTTAGTTATATTGTATGAAATACCTACGCCATTAACTGTACCAGCAGTTAAAGCTCCTGATACATCTGCTGCACCATTCATATCAATAGTAGTAGCGTTGATTTCTATTTCAGTATCAGAAACTAAATCTAAAACTCCATCTGCTGATTGATGTATATAAGTTCCAGAATCACCAAATTGTAATTGTCTAGTGCTGTTTAATAAAATGCCTGTATCTGCAACATGAGTAAGAGTAGTGTCTGTATCAGCACCAAAACCCAAGACTGACGCATCAGACGCAAGTGTTAAATCATCTTGAACTTTTAAATCTACTACGCTAAGACTAGCGAAAGCGTCTACCATAGCTCCGCCAGATCCTGCTCCGTCTGAATAAATTGCTTTAGTATCTCCAGGAGGTACGGTAATTGTTGCTCCAGAGCCTTGTTTAATAATTATATTTTGAGATCCAGAAGTACCGTTTTCTATAAACCAAAGCTTAGATACGGTATTAGGGCTTATAGTTATAGTACAAGCACTATCAAGAGTACCTGTATATTTAAGATACATAGACCTACCTGGGTCTGTTGCTCCGTCAGCTATTACTGTGCTGTGAGTATCAGCGTTTGTTGTTATAGCCTCTGTACCAAAGCTAAATGCTTCTGCAATAAGCTCTAAATTTGTATTCGTAGATGTTCCCCAGGTTCCTGATTCATCACCTGTCGCTATCTCTTTTAACCTTAAATCATTTACATAAGTTGCCATATTCTATGCTACCTCTTCCCAATTTGGAGTTTGTGTTTCATTTATTTCAGCAAAGGATGAACTTTGGTCAGTATTTATATTAGCATAATTTTTTGTTTGTGTATCATCTATTAACGACCAAACAAGGATTGAACCAACTTCTCCTGTTCCAAATACGCCAACTAGAGTTACATTAGCTTTAGATATTGTTGTTACAGATCCAATAGCACTTGAAGCAGAAACACCTTCAATATTAAACCTAGCGTTATGATGAACAGTTACTGATCCAACTGCTGAAGTTGCAGAAACACCAGATATTACTACGTTTGCTTCACCATCTACATCTACGCCAACACTACCAACTGAGCCTACAGCTCCTGGTGCATTGGCAACAGCATCACCATTTACACCAACACCTCCAATGGCTGATGTTGCAGATTGTCCTGTTGGTACTATGTTTGCTTTAGCAACTGTGGATATGGTGCCTAATGCACTTGTTCCAACTTGAGATGAAAGTGTTTGATTTGCTTTTGCTACAACTGTAACTGATCCTACGGCTGATGTAGCAGATTGACCTGTAAGAGTTAAATTAGCTTTACAATTAAAAGTAAGCGTGCCTACTGCTGTTGTGCCAACTTGTGATGAAGGTGTAACGTCAGCTTTGGCTACTACAGAAATAGTGCCTAGTGCACTTGTAGCTGATTGACCTGTTACATCTACTGATATGCCTGCAGGTTGACCCCAAGGACCAATACCCCAGGTAGCACGACCCCAGCCAGCCATTTGTTAAGCTATTCTTATAATAGCTGTGCTTGCTGCTGCTGCTGGAAAAACTATAGTAAAATCACCTGCGGTTGATGTTTTATCGCCACCAAAGTCAATTGTAGCAACAGATTTGTCACTATTAGTGTCGTTATAAATTAAACAACCTCTTGCAGTAATAGTAGCTGTACCAAAAGTTAAATCTGCAAAATCAGTAAACCCAGTAGTTCCAGAACTTGTTGGAGCTACTTTAGTTAATGCAGCACCTGCTGCCGTATAGTTAGTACCACTTACTTCATTAGAAGTTGAGTATGCAGTTGTAGTTGCTCCCATAGTGGCAGAACTTGTATAGAGAGCAAGTTTAAAAGCATTACCATTAGTTGCAAAATTATGAGTTGCAGTTAATAGTTCTTTTTTAAAACTTGTAGTTAATGTTGATGTAATGGCCATATTAAATACCTTTAATTATTTTTGCTATATCTTCGCTACCTTGACCTAATAAATCTTGTATCAAAGTTGCTTTGTAAGATTTTAACGCATTTTCTATATAAATCAAACATACCTTATAAATCATATCTCTATAGGCCCTAGCTTGTTCTTTGATGTATGGATCTTCACTATCGCTAGTGCTAACTATCTTTTCGGTTAATCTTTCTGCCCAGAACTCTGGAGGATGACCACCATAATTACTGGTTTTAGCCTCTATAAGACCTAATCCAGGCATTCCTGCTGGTGTTATTTTATCTACCATTTGTTAGGCTCTGGTGGTTTTAAATGTGAATCGTTACGATCTATTAAAATTGGTTGTTGTGTTTTTCGGGTAATTTCAAGATTATTAATTTTTTCTACTTTTAAACCACTTTCATCTGACATAACTACTAAAGGATTGCTTAATCTATGATACCCATATAATTTTTGTTCTGCTGGAACATCTGTATCTAATAAACCTGATGTATGTGCAACCTCTATTTGCATACCTGTTGATATACATTTACTTAACCAAAACTCTACACAACCTCTGCCTGCTTCAGCAAAATGTAAATTACCTTTGTATGAGAAATCAACACCAAACATTTTTAAAACTGCTACTTCGTTCCATAATGCAAAAGCTATGGCATAAGCAACCGTATTATTTAAGTAATAACAATTAAGTTCTGTAACAACTTCTTCTATTGGATATTCAACTAAACCAGGACATCTATCATCTAATTGACACGTATAAATGGGACCTTCATGTTCTTGTAACATTTTAGCCATGCTTTCAGTTTGACCACCAGCATCATCTGTATCTAAAAACCTAGATGCAGGATCCATCATAAACACTCTATCGTGGTATATTACTGATGCTACACCATTTATAGCCCACACTTCATCAAAGTGAACTCCGTGTGATTTTGCAAGATTATAATCAAACCAGCTTTTACCCATACCGACTATGGCTACTGATTTGCCCTTTAGACTTTCAATTTTTTCCATGTATTTTTTACGATACCGTTGACCTCAAAGAATCGTAACGGTATTCATCTCTCCTTCCACGTGCTTCTGCAAGATTTTTAAGCCTTGTTATTTCAAGTAAAAAACGTTGCTCGTATTGCTGTTGCATATCGCTTTCACCTTTTAAAAATATATTAGCTTCTACTAAAGATCCATATAATAAAGCATTTCTAGCATTATTAGAAACCCATGTGCCTGTAGTATCTGTTACTAATGAATTAGGTTTGTATAAATAGTGCAATTCAACACTATAGTCAGCATCTGGCACAGGGCTTACAATTAATGTAGAACCATTATTAGAGGCTGTAGATAATTCTTTATCAAAATCTGCATAATATAAAGGCCTGCTTCTTTCGCTTGTAGCTGTAGGATCTACTGCATATTCACGCATAAATGTAGTATGTTTCTTATCTAAATAATGGTAATCACCGTTACCATCTATAATTGCTAAAGAAAAAGACATTTGAAAGTCTGTAGGTGCTGTTAAATATGTATTACCAGTAGTAAGAGTACCAGTTACATTTTTTCTAAAATAATCAAATTGTATTAGCTCAAATATTCTTTCTTCTGCATTCTTAATAAAGTCATCTAGCGTAGCCACAAAAGTAGTTTCTGTGTTTTCTACATAATTTTGTATAAGTGTTTTTAACTCTGATAATGTCATGTAACTATTGTAACCTCGCCAACACCACCTGTCATCTTCTCAACTGTAAAGTTGGTTGGTAAAGTAGATGGATTTAAAAAATCTGGTTTAAAGTTATTTGACTGCACAACAACAACAAAACCTTCTCCCTCTTCTTCATCATTGTTTGGTCTTGGTTTATATAAAGCTTCTGGATCTGCTGTAGCAGTTAATGGTTCTAATTGTGGATGTTTTGGCTCATAACAGTCTGGACAGGTTTTCAGACCATTCCATTCTTCTTTTAGTTCGTTTAATTTGTATTCAAACCCACATCTATCACATAAAGCTTTAGCAAATTTACCAAATGCATATGCCATTAATTCATCCTTATATTAGGTCTAATTCTAAATGAAGCTCTATCCTCATCTTGGTCAGCAGCTCTACGGAACTCTTCTTCATACAAAGCTTTTAACTGTGGTGTTAATTGTGGGTTTTTCTTTAATGATAAGTAATAAGCTAAACCAGCTACAAAACAAGGGTAAAACCTAAAAGGCATATCCATAGTATTAGTTGCTTTATCTGCATCATCCATACGTACAAGTTTATTAAAAACTAAAATATCTGTGCTGTTTTCGGGTGCAGGCCAAACTTTAAGTGATGGAGTACTTAATTTATCAAAAAAGAATTGAGATGGTCTTGCTTTTGTAGTTTTATTAGGAATGTTTAGATATTCACTTCTACTAATACGATTCATGCTTATATCTGTTTGTGTTTGATTTACTGTTCTTCTTACAACCACATCTAAAACATCTATTACATTAGCATTTAAAGAATAACTTGAAGTGCCTTCTGTAACAGTTTGAGTAGCTTGTTCTATGGTCCATTGGTTTAAACCTCTGTTAGCCCATTCTGCAAGCATTAAATTTACGCTACGTATTGCTGTTTTTAGATCATAACCTGTTCTTAGTTCAGCTCCACATCTCTCATACGCTTCTTCAATAAACTCTGTTACGTTGGGTTCAAAATCTGTACTACCTGATAATGCCATTACTTATTATCCTCTTGGTTATATAAATTATCAAATGTTATATTTGGATCTATATAACTCTCATGTTTTTCTGCTGTATGAATCCACTGACTTGGTGAAAAGTCTGGAGCACCTTCTCCAACTCGCCACAAAGCAGGATTTGTTGCTCTTACCCTATTATTGGGTAAAGCTACAAAATTACCAGTATATTCACCTGCATCTGTTAAGTATAGCACATGACTTTGTTTGTGTTGTGCAGGATCATCTGCAATCGAATGTTCGGTGTAATCAACAGTAAACATATAAGTGCCTGTATAAAACTCTCCGTTTATTTTGCATATCCAAGGAGATGAACTTACTCTATCTAAAACTACAACTGAATGGTGATGACTTAAACAATCCCAAGGTTGAGCTAAATGATCCTCCATAGGAGTTGGCCAATCTTGTAAAGGCACATCAGCTATAAGAGCTTGTATAGGCATTCTAGCCCACATTGCACCACCATGTACGTTTTCATCGGGATAACCATCAAAGTCAGTTTCACAACCCGTAAAAACAACTTGAAAAGATAAAGATCTATCAGGAATAGTATTTACTGCAAAAGCTAAAGCGTGCAAGTATTCACCATGATAGTTTTGATGATTTGCTGTAAATTCTTTACGCACCCAACACTTAAACTGTGGGATGTTTGATATTAAATAAGACAAAATAACCCCCGTTATTTAAAGTTAAACTTTTCCACCCTTTGCCATATATTTACTTTTTTTCATTGGGCCGCCTTTAGCCATGTACTTGGACTTTTTCATTGCTCCACCCTTGGCCATATATTTAGAACCTTTCATAGCACCGCCTTTAGACATATATTTACTGCCTTTGACAGCACCACCCATTGCATAATGTTTTGTTCTTTTAAACATAATTAATCCTTTTTCTTTGGTCTGCCTCTTTTAGCAGTAGTTTTCTTTTTTGCAGGAACCTTTTTTTTGGGCATATTGTAAAGAATACGCTCATCTTTAACAGGCTCGTCTGGTCTTACTTTAGCATTTAATCTAGCTTGTAACTTTGGATCTTCAGATTTTTTCTTTGGCATAATTTCTCCTAGCTTATAGTGGTTACTTTTCTGCGGTTATTCATAACTTTACCACAACCTTTAGCTATAAAACCACCATTTTTCTTTTTTACTCTGTTTTGAGCAGCCATAGATCTTTCAATAGCCATACCTCGTTTTTTTTCATATGAAGATAATTTGCCATCGTTATTAAGATCAGCTTTAGATTTATTTTTTATCATAGGTCCTCCTTGACGCATTGAAACTTTTGCTTTTTTTGTGTTGGCAACAACAGTTTTACCTTTGCTACCTGCTCTTTTCTTTTTTCTAGCTGTTGTTGCACGCTCTGCTTTTGACAAACTGTTTGCTTTAGATCTTGGTAAACAACGATCTGGGTTTTTTTTATCTTTACTTGTACCACACGGTCCTTTGATAGAACCATCTGTACCAATTCTAACCCAATTTTGCTCTCGCCATTCTTTGAGCTGACCCATTATCTAAGTCTTTCCTTCATAACAATACCTTGTCCTCTAATTACTGGGCCACCTTTAGCTTTTTTAGCTCTTTTAGATTTTTTAGCGTAGTTAGGATCTTTGCAATACTTAGATGCAGCCATATTTGCATAAGCTGAAGGGTATGTATCAAAAGTTCTTTTTGCCCAGGCTTTACCTGAAGGACATATTTTGCCACCACTTTTTGCTTTAGCCATTTAACACTTCCATCTTCTTCTTGCTTGCCTAATTCTTGAATTAGGATCATTTCTTGTTTTTGCTGAACTTTTTTTAAGTTGTCCTGCAGATCTAGCACAATAGGACTTACGTCTTTTTGCGGCTTTACTGCCTTTTTTTACTTTACCAGTCACAGCAGTTTTAAGTTTGCTACCAGGATTTGCTTTTCTATAGGCCTTTACGCCTTTTTTGGTCATTCCCGCCCCACTTTTAGTAGGACGGTAATTTCCACCTTTACCTGTAGTTCTGCGTATAGGTTTTGCTCTGCTAGCCATTCATTAATAGTTTTTATTAAGAACTAAAATGATTGAATATGTGTCACCACTAGAGTGTCCAACAGTAGTAAAGTCAATGTCACCAGTAACTCCACTGCCTGCATTATTTGGTATGCCTGTAAATAAATCGTAATACTCATCTCCAGTGCTATCTGATGGTAAACCAGTTAATAACACATTAGAAGTAGCATCAAATTCTAAATTTACACCCATACCTCTAGTAGCCCAATATATTCTAGCGACTGATACTGAAGTACAAGACTCTCCTGCACTATTTGTAGTTAGTGCAGAAACGTCTACTTTTTTTACAGCCGATTCACCTGTGCCATCTGACACATTGGTAAATTTCATAATAGCAGTTTTTTCGCCATCTTGAATGGTTTGTGATGTTACTGCATCAGCCATAATTTACTCCTTATCTTTCAACTGCTGCTACAACGTAGTCAATAGTCATAGTTTGAGCTGATGCTTCACCATTTTGAATACCAAATGATACAGTTAATTCTTCATCATCAGGTAAGTTGGTAATTGCAACTCCTACTGGATCAGCATTATTGATTGAATAATATACTTTTGAAGCATTTGAATCTATAAACCAAGTGGTTGTAATAAAAGTATCATCTGCCATAGTTGCTACATCTTCTGTAGTAGTAGCACTGTTATCTTTCTCAACTAAGAAATCTAACCCTGCATCACCATCTGCTGAAATAAAGAACACACCATCTGTAGTATCAAGAGGTGTTGTATCTGTTATACCAAGACCCATAACAAAGTCAGATTGGTCTACATCATTTACTTTAAACCTAGCAGAAAAGTATGCATTTTTACTTGTGCTTAATTTAAAACCTTCGCCTTTTAATTGCAAAAAGTCTAAATCGTTATCTCCAGCAGCATTAGTAAGCAATAAAGCTCCACCTGCTGAAGAAGTAACAGCTTCAGATGCACTACCAGTACCAGCCTCAGTAGTTGTTATAGTCCAATCACCAGAGTTATAAGTGAAAAAATCATTATGGTACATATAGTACGTTTGATCTGATGGATATGGAACGAACATGGGTTGGTTTTTCTTATGCTCTGTAGCAACAGTATTACCTGCCCATAATATTAAGTTTTGAAAATGTGGATTAGCCATTATGAACTCCTTTACTTGTATTAATGGAAATCGAAATCGATCCTCATTAAGCTAATTAATTTAAAACTACCTTGAGTTTACACCTAGAAATGAAAGTAATCAACAAAAAAAGGGAGCCGAAGCTCCCTAAGAATTGTAGTTGAGTGAGAAACGCTACAATAAATCGTTCCTTAAGCTCCTTGAGAACCGTAAACGGCTCTAAAGTTTGAATATCCAAAGCTATAACGCTCTCTAGCCTTATATCTCATGTTGCCAGTATCGAAATCACCTTCCAATGAAGTTGTCATTGGTGATCTTTCAAAATACTTAAATCCGTCAGGACAGTCTGTTTTCAAGAAGAAAGCATCTGTATCTGTCAGATAGTTATTCACAACATAACCATCAGGTAGCATACCAGTATTTTTAATAGCATTAATGTCATTGTCAGAAGTTCCTACTCTGCCTGGGCTTTGTAGTAGTCTGTCAGCAACAAATACTAATTGTGGTGGAATAATTAGCTTCATTCCTTTTAACGCAATGTTAAGACCTTTATCATCCGTAAATGTAGAGATATTAATTAATGCGTCTTCAAGTGAAGTTTCATTAAGATCCGCCATAGTGGTAGCTCTGTTTGCTAGTGAACCACCTCCGCCTAGTGGATGATCTGTAGCTACAAGCACTTTACCATCACCACCTGTTGTAGAGAACGCATTGTTCAATACAGATGCAGCTTTGATTTGCTTTGTATTAGCCATAGACCTTGCTAGTGCTTTGGTGTATCTTGCTCCGAGTCTATCATAAAGATTATCTTCAACTGCTTCTTCAGTTAGTGCGAATGCTAAAGCCACTGTTTCGTGGGTGTAACGAGATGTATAACCTTCGTTAGCTGTATCAAATCTGACACCGCTACCTTCAGCTTTTACCTCTGCATTACCAAACCCTACTATTAGAGTTTCTTCTTCAAACGCTCTATCAGAAGTTTCGGTATCGAAAATTTCTGTATGTTGAGATTCGTATCTTGAGTATTCCATACCGAACAAGGCATTAAGACCTGGCTCGAGCTCTTTCGCTAATTGTGCTCTATTAATTGCCATTATTTATACTCCTGTTGGGTCGATATAGAAATGCTCATTAAATTTAACAATCACATTCACGTTAGCTGATCCTGTTGTACTGTTATCTGGGTCACTCGAAAAGCCCATAATTCTGAACGTAGCAGTTGTAGCTGCTGTTGTTCCAGATAGTTCCAAAGCTGACATCCCTGTTTTCACAGAGCCAGCAGTATAGGAAATATCTGCGTTCAAACCGACATCAGTTTGAGCTGGAGAACCTGCACTTTGAATTTCAAATACAGCATCAGGGTCATCTATTACGAATGCTTTTATATCAGACGATACAGTTCCATCGGGAAAGTGCGAACTAAAAATAGTTTCACCAGAAGAGTTTGTAAAAGTACAACCTCTAAATACACCGATAGACTCATCACCAGCAGCAGCAACTAAGATAGTACCTGCATTGGTCATTTTTACTAAATCGCCAGAAAAAATATTCCCAGAAGCACCAGAGGCAATTGCGTATTCTGTATGTCCACCATTTTGAACTCCAGAACCTAATTTACCTACTACTCGTGCTCCAAACGGGGCATTCTTGTTAGCCATAATAAGTCACCTTATATTTGTTATTTAAAGTTTAGCGATCAACTACGTTGACCACCGCCAAAAGTTACTTTGCTTGATCTCTGAGGCGTAAGCATCGGAGAACTTGGATCTGATTCCTTCATCATATCGTTATCTACAGCATCTTGCTGAGTTTGAGCACGTTTTGCGAAATAGGAGTTTCTCTCTTCACGTGTTTCATTAGGAATCTTAGCCAATAGCAAACCACCTCGTGCAACAACTCCTGCGTGTTTACCTTGTTGTAATGTGTCAAAACGATCTTGGTCAGAATCATGCAACTCGTCAGATCTTACTAGGTCAAAACCTTCGCTCAATCTTGAAGTTATATTCTTACGATCTTCTTGGCCTACAATTTCGGCTCTAATCCACCTGTAAGTATAACCTTCAGGTGCAGGAGGAGTATCCAACGTAGATGGTGGGCTCCATGGTTTGCGAGCTTCTTTTTTAGCTCGAGTGTCGGCAGAACGTGGTGTTCTGTTTAAATCTTTGTTATCTTTTTCTGTCATAACTATTACCTTTTAACATATTTTGCGTACTCTGTTAAGGGTACGTTTAATCTTTTTGCCATTTGAACTTCTGCTGGCGACAACTTAACTTGTCTTTTTGAGCTAGTATTACCAGCTACTCTGCCTGCCGAAGCCACCTTTTGTTGAGGCTTCGATTTAGCAGAAGACTCTTCAAACTTGTGCGGAAACTCTTTTCGTAATCTTTTATCAACTTCATTGTAATAGTCATCAGTCTTTGGGTCAAAGCCTTCTTGTACTAATTTTTGATCTATTGAAAAAGCTGCAAGAGTCATAATTTCATCTTCACCAAACCAAGCGTTGTTTTCTACCCATTTTTCTTGTTTTTCATCAAGCTTAGGAGGAGCCTGGTATTGAGGTGCTGGTTGTTGGCCATTTATATTAACTGGTTGTTCTTGCACAGGTTGTTCTAAAGCCATTTTAGAAGTATTTACTTTGTTTTCTTCTACGGCTATTTTAGCTAAAACATCTTGTGCTTTTGCTACTTTTTCATAATCTTGCACTTCATGTGCAGATTTTAAAGCAGACATAGCTTGTTGTTTTTGTGATTTTAATCTATTTTCTGCTTCCATTAGATAAGATCTATCTAAGTTTGAGCTTTTAGTTTTAAGTTGCTCGTTTTCAGCAGCAGTTCTTTTTGCATACTCATAAGCAGACTCTTGTCCTCTTTCTGCTTCTCGCAGTTTTCTAGTCAGCGTGTTTATTCTTTTTTGAACGCTTTTTGAATAATCTTCAAGTTCTTCTTCTTTTTTTGCTTCTGGTTCTTCAGAAACATCTTCTATTTGTTCCTCTGCTTCTTTATCTTCAGACTCCATAGGAATTTCTGTTTTAGGTTTTTCTTCTTCTACAGGCTCTAGTTCAACAATCTCTCCTTCTTCTACTTCTGTTTCTTCTACTGCCTTTACATTTTCTTCAGCCATTTTTTCTCCTTATACTGCAAGAATATCATCAGGATCTAGTATAGTAGCTATTACTTCATCATCGTTAATGATTCTGCATTCAGACTCATCTCCAAGTTTGAAACGAGCTCCAGCATACCTGCCTATCAATACCCATTGTTTTTCCTGACACCATGGTTCTGCAAATTTATTTGCGTCTTTATAGCAATCAGGGCCCATTTTTACAACATATCCAACCACTGTAGCTAAAGATTCTCTATCTACAGTTGATTGAACTAGGTGTATACCGCCATCGGTAACCGCTTTGCCTGCATAAGGAAGTATTAACATCCTCCAACCTGTAGGTTGTGGCATTCGGTCTAAAAAAGATTTTTCTAATAAAGTAGGATCTAGTACCCGTGCAGATTCTTTTACATATGCAGGGTTTTCTTGTTTGGATTCAGGACCACCATCTTCTGTTGGTGTATCAATTGTTTTGTTTTGTTTTTTTAAGTCAGATTCTATGGACTTTGCTACATGATCAGGGACTTGTATCTTTGTCATCTTCTTGTATTCTTCCTAGCAGCTCTCTAAAAATATTTTCTGCATCGGCTAGAGAACTGTACCGCCCACGCAAATATTCATACTGAGAGAAGTCTTTACACCCTGACAACATAGCGTCTTTGGTGTCTTCTCTTCTGCCTTCAAGTTCTTTTAAAAACTTTTCAGCAAGCCAAACTGACGACATTAATAAATGCCTGAAAACTTGCCACCGAACTCGGCAGCACCCATACCTCTACACTTACCTTTACCCATACCAGGCTTAGCTTTTGTGTCTTTGGAAAAAGTACCAGCTTTAGTTTTTAAAGACACACTGCCTTTCTTACCATAGCTATTTTTATTTTTAAGCACTTTTGGTGTTTTCTGTTGACTTATTTCTGTTCTTTTATACATATGCTGTATTATGTTGTGTCATTTTTAATTTTGCAAGTATTAATTTTTGTTTTGCAGATCTAACATTTTAAAACGTGCTTGTTGCTCAAGTCTTGCTCTTGCAGTTTCATCACGTAATTCAGCTATATCTTCCATAGATTCTATTCTTTCTTTATCTACGTTAATTCTTCTTTGAGCATCCATTGCCTTACGTTGCTCTTCTTGTAAAAACTGTTGTTGTTCCATAGATAACTCTTGACCTTTAAGGGCAAGTTCTTGTTTTCTAATTGCTACCAATGGATCTTCATCACTTGGATCTGCAACTTGTTGACTATATTGAGTAATAAGCTCTGCCATAATCGGTGCAGAAAATTGAGCCAATATATCTCCTGCTTGTTGTGCCATCTGTTGTGCTTCTGCTGGACTTGCCTGTTGTGCTTGTTGCTGTAGCTGTTGAAATTGTTGCATCACCTCTGGTGGCATTTGCTGTTCAGCTAAACTATCTGCTTTCATTTGTAAATGTTGCATGATATGTGAATGTATTAAAGCTTGTACTTGTGCGTTCATTTGCACAGGTGGTGTCTGTAATAAAGCCATATGTGTTGCTATATGAGCATCATGATTCTGTTGGCCAAATGCTTGAGCTTGTTGTCCTAACAATAATTTATTATTTTCAAAACCTGCTTCTAAAGGACTAGGTTCTGTAGGTGGTGGCGGAGTAAGTATTTGTTCAATATTATCAACACCAATAGCTGAGTACATTCTTTTGTAAGATTCATATATACCAGTAGGGCCATGCACATCAGGATTAGATTGAACTAATGCCATCATTTCTTGTGCCATAGCAATACGTTGCGATTGACTAAATATGTCTGGGTTAGAAATTGGGAATATATCAACTCTTTCATCAAAGTCTGTTAGTTTAATTTGTGAGTTGCCACCAGCTATTGCATAGGGATATTCAGGCGGTAAATATTCTTTAAATACTTGAGCTAATAACTTAAATTCTTTTTTCTGTGAATTATGTAATCTTTTATGGATAGCTGATAAAACTTTAGTAGATCTTTCAAGCAAAGCTAATGTAGTGCCTACAGGTGCATTAGGGTTACCTTTACCTGTGTTAATTTCAGCAATAGATGCAAACTTTTTACCACCATCTACTAATATACCTAGTAAATTTAACAATGTGCCACTAGGCTCTTTAAAAGGTAATGGTTGGATAGATTCTCTTAATGATCCACCAGGAGCATCAACATCTCTAAATTCTCCAGGTTGAATTGGAGTATCTTCATCTCTAATTCTAATACCTCTAGTTTTAAATCCAGCAGGCAAGTTAGCAAGAGTGCCAGCGTCTATTAATTGTCTTAAAATTGAAGTAGATGCTTTAGATAAACCACCTATCATATGAGTTAGGCCAAATCCATAGAATCCTAATCCAGGCAAGAACTTAAAGTGAACAAAGTATTCTATTTTATTTTTTAAAGGATCTTGTTCTTGATAATTTCTACGTATAGATAATATTTCATTAGAATTTGAATCTATAGTTACTATATACGGCAATTTAACTTCTGTTATTTCGCCATTTTCATCTACATCTTCAAACCCATCTATTTGTAAATTACAATGCACTTCATATAATATTGAAACTTCACCATCATCATAAGAAGACTCCATACCAGATAACTTATCTATTTCTTCTTTTACATCAGATGACTCTATATCATCACCGTAATCTATATCTACTTTACGATAAAAACCAAGAGCTTGTAGTTTTCTAACTTCATTCTCTGGCATCTTTATGACATTAGTAATTCTAGGACAAGTTTCTAAATCTGTAGTAAAGTAAGGTACGATTAAATCCTCTGGAGCTACAAACTTAGAAACAGCTCTACCTAAATTTTCATCGTAATAAACTTTCTTAAATGCAGAACCTGCAAGCGGTAAGTAGAACAACATTTGATCTAGTTCTTCATCAAACTCTTCCATTACATGAGTAATCTGATAATTCATAAACTCTTTAACTCTTTGAGCTTGTTCTTCTACAGCACTATCATAAGCACCAATAACTTGAGTTTTAACAGGTCCACCAGAGGGTAATAATTCTTTGTATGCTTGTGCTTGGAAAGTTGTAACTGCTTCACCTAATAACGGATGAATAACTCCAGAGGCACCTTCAAAAGGCTCAGACCTTTCATCATCAAACTTCATGCCTAAATATTTAAGGCCATCGGTATAAGTACGTTCCCAATCTTCTCTGGATGATTTATCTTTTTCTATCCCATCTACAAGCTCATTAGCGATTTTACCTAACTCACTATCATCCATAGATTCAGCTAAATTTTCATCAAAACCTGTATTTATTTGTTCTTGCATACTAGATTCTAATATTGCACTGCCATCTTCTTGCATTACAAAATCTTCCATGCCAGCTTCTTCAATAGCAGCAAGTGCTATTTCCATGCCCTCATCTCCTAGGGCTACTTGGTTTTCTTCATTGAGTACGGTTGGATTGATTTCTTTTTCTATTGCCATTAATAATATACCCTTCTAACTGGTGCTTTTTCTTGATCTGAATAGTCATCATCAAGTGAAACTAAGCCGCCCTCTCTAAATCGCATGAGAGCTTGAGTCATAGTATCACATAAATCATCATTTTTTCCAAAAGGAAACGCAGCACATTCTTCTATCATTTCTTCTGCAAACTTTCTTTCTGGTGCATAAACAAGTTCAGATTCAAAAATAGGTGCAACTGAGTGCATCCTAGTTGACTTATCATGCCCTCTTGTAGGTGAATAATTAACAACAGGTATACCTAATCTACGTAATTCATGCGTAAGTGGCGTACCTGATGCCTTTGCTTCAATCAACGTCATATCTGGTTCCCAATACTTATATTCGTTGTAAGCTATTCGTTTTAATTCTGGAAAGTCCCATCTGCCTTTTTGTGCATCTAGTAAAATAATACAATCGGGTGAATCAGGTGTTGGCCTAAATACACCCCATGTTGAAATAGCAGAATAGTCAGCGTTTTCTTTTTTACTAAACGCAGTATCATAACTTTGTATAATATAACTTACAGGTGGTAAAGAATCTCCTTCCCATACATTCCACCATTCACGTTTAATAATAGATCCTTCTTCGGAAGTGGGTGTCTGCATCCACTGAGCATTCCATTTTTGTACTGGCAGAGAAGCTTTTACTTTGTTTAATTCATCTATAGCCCAGAACTCAGGCCATAAAGCATTATTAGTTTTAGGGAAAATAGCAGGAAACTCTACTACTTCCCATTGATCGGCTGCATCTTCTTTTTGTGCGTCTAACAACTTTGCAGTTAAATCTATAGAACTCCATCTAGTCATAACCAGTATAATGGCTCCACCTGGTTGCAAACGCTGTCTAGGTCCAGAGGTGTACCATTCATAACAAGATTCAAGGGCACTAGGGCTCAAAGCGTCTTGTTCAGAGTGTGGATCATCAATAATAAGCAAGTCCGCACCACGACCTGTAATAGCACCACCGACACCAGCAGCAAAGTATTCTCCGCCTTTGTTAGTTTCCCATCTACCTGCTGACTTAGAATCAGCTTGTAGCTCTACTTTGTCAAAAATACGCTTGTATTCATCAGTATCCATCATGTTTCTTACTTTACGACCAAATCGTACTGCCAGTTCGCCTGTGTGAGTAGTCTGCATAATTTTACGATTTGGTTGCTTACCCATGATCCAAGCAGGGAAATAGGTAGAACAAAACTCTGATTTAGTGTGTCTAGGTGGCATATTGACGATTAATCGGTTAATTTTGCCATTTGCAACGTCTTCTAGCTTTTGTGCAAAAATTTTATGATGTCGGCCACAAATAAACTCAGGCCACATATATTCTACGTAGTTAAGGAAGCTATCTTGGCATTTCTT